TACTGTACGTGAATAACTCCTTTCATACCAGCACCAGCATGAGGATCACACTGGAAAGCATAGTCACCTGCTTTCTCAAAGGTAACATCAAAACTTTCACCAGCAGAGAACATTAGATCTCCGTGTGATAGTTCTTGGTAATCAGCGAACATTACATTGTGTGGTGGTAGTTCGTTATTAATAAACGTAACTGTCTCACCAACATCAACAGTTAATTCACATGGTTCAAATACTAACATACCGTCAGCACCCATTTGAATCTCTGCTGCATATGCCATCCTTGGCATGAAAAGAACTGCTGCGGATATCAACATGATCCACAGAGTCTGTATAAATGTTTTCACATTACTGTACAAAATAGTGACCCTTCATTCTGTATACAGTCTATACTATTTGGGTGACTATGTAAATATGGTACGTCTTGTACTGCTTGATATCTTGCTGAGAAAGCATCCTCTGCATATTCACAGATGCTTTGATGATGCCTAGTTTCGTCTAGGTACTGGACTGTGTAATGAGACACGATTACTAGCCGTGGGCTCGCATAAATTTCAATTATATTTAGATTACTTATAGGTAATATTAACTATTATTATGTGTGTTTCATGACTGTGTTATGTTTTCAGAACCTCCTTGAAAATTCTCTGAACCACCACCCTTCCAAGGGGAATGTTTCTCAGTAGCCATCTCATACATCTTCTGATGCATAGTTTTTTCTGCTTCTATTCTATCACTCTCATCAGGTTTTTCAACAAACCAATCTGCAACCTCTTCTTCTGGTCGTGGAGGTTCGTACTCTGATGGTGCGGTATCCTCCCAATCATGGTATCTGGCAACAGGCATAGAGTCCAAAGGATTTGGAAACCAATCATCATCTTTAGTCATGTTCCTAAAGTAAGATGGCTCCTATAACAAATCCCTTAGCAAATGAAATGACAACTACTTGATAGTCTGTCCATCCAAATTTGTCTTGGCATTTTTTAATGAGTGCTTTATCCCACTCAACTACTTTATCAAAATACTTTTTCATGTGTCCTCTGTTTCTTTGTTAGTTTTTTTAGAATTCCAGGGTTCTGGATGAGACAAATCAACCCACTTAGGTACATGATTTTTAATCCAATCAACAATCTTTACCATAATATTAAGGGAATTAAATCTCATCAATAAAGAACTTCTTCTTGTTCAGTTAATAATGTAAGATCCGATGTAGGATAAGCAACACATGCTAATACAAAACCTGCTTCCATCTGGTCATCATCAAGGAAAGATTGTTCTGACTGATCAACAGTACCATCAACAATCTTCATAGCACATGATGAACATGCACCAGCACGACAAGAGGAAGGATGATCAATACCTGCTTCCTCTGCTGCGTCTAAAATATACTCATCAGCTGGGCAATCAAAAGTTTCCTCTGTGCCATCTTCTGAGCGAAAAGTAATCGAATATGCCATTTGTTATTTGCAACCGTAGTATATATCAACTTATGTTGTTGGTGGTTCCTTATCTTTCTTGGGATCAAGACTTGCAGGAATATCAGCAGCAATAATCTTTAGTGGCATCTGTTCAATTCTAATTGTCTGAACTGTTCCACCACCAGCAGTACCATTAGCAGCAGCAACCTTCGCAGGATCCATCTTCATTGTCCCATCACCTTTCTTAGATGCTGTTTGAATTCCAAAGCTGGCCAAAACCCCAGTAAAAACTGAGGCTATAAAAGTCGGATCAATTTTCTGTTGAGGAACTCCAGGTATGGCCACGTAATTTAAAGTCAAAATTCCGCCTGACCATACAAGGACTCCAAGCCTGACCATACTTGAGAGAAGTGCTGCTTGTTCTGAAGCATCTGGTAGGATTGCTTCTTTGAACTTACCAAAAGCACCTTTCTTTTTTTCAGGTTTCTTTTCTTCCTTTACATCACTCCGAACTTCAGGCATGAGAGAAATAGATAACTATCTCTTATTTAGTCTTTCTTAGAAATCTGTAGTGGATACTTGAGGAGCAGCAGGAGCAGCTTGTGGAGCAGTAGGAGCAAGATCATTAGCACCAGTAGGAAGTGTTTCACCACCAACACCAAAATCACCTACACCACCACCTACACCACCTAGTCCACCACCAAGTACACTTTCCATTGCCTTGTCAGTAACTCCTTTAATTATCGCGTCCTTATTAACAAACACGTAACCAACAGTGCCAACAACGGCAAGAGATACAGCAGTAGACGCAAGAGCAAGTACATTAATTACTTTTTGCATTTTCGATAACCTAATTCTATGTATTGTCATGCTTCCCATTATAATATGCTTTGTAATAATTGGCAAGTCCTGATGTGGTTGACTGTTTACTAGACCACTCATGAGCACATTCGTATATAGATTGTGCTGGATTAGATGAACCAAAATTTGCCATCAACAATCTTAAAGAATCCTGTCTCAATTTAAATTGTTCTTCTGATATATCAGCATCCAAAGTATTAAAATATTCTTGTGCTTCACCACATACTATGGTATCTGTCTCATCGTAAGTGATGTTATTTTGCATTAGATTAATCCCAGAGAACCAGCAGTTAGTCCTATACTAACAAAGAAACCAAATTCTAGCAAGTCTCTGTAAGGACTATTGAAGAGCGTATTGACCAACATTTGTGTAGAGATAAGCGGCTACGGTTGAAAAAAATAATATTTGATACATTTTATTTGATTAAAAGATAAACTGTTATTCCGATACATCCAATCATTGCTAAACGTCCATTCCAACGTTCTGCAAATCTCCAATAGTAATGTTTCCAATCAATCATGCGCCTGATGGAACTGGAACAGGCACAGGTTGCATTACTCTTATACCTTTACCTCCGCTGAAATCATCATCGTCATCATCATTAAATCCACCACCAGCAGCAAACCAAAATCCAAGTAGTATAAGTACAGGGATAAAAGGAAAGATGAGTGCCCATATTGGATTTACTGCTTCTGTTGCCGAGACTAATTCGCCCATTTGTTTTGGTTCGAAGATAAAGATACGAGTAATTATTTAGTTTTGTTAAGGTTTAAGCGAAATACTTAAAGTAAGTATATCCTGCGATGATGGCCCAGAAGATCATCATTGCTGCACGTCCTTGAGAACGCTGCCAAATATCCCAGTTAGAAGTATTGTCCATTTTTAAAATACTCCTGGAATGATTTGACCTGTGAATGCATATGCACCTAATGCTGACATAATGCCGATCATTGCCCAACGTCCGTTGGTGATCTCAGCATTAGCAAATTGCTCTTGTTCTTTGTTCATTGTTCTTAGATTTGATAGGGTTAGAAATTTAAAAGAGACCTTTTAATTAAAAGATACCAGGAATAACTGCACCAAAAAGGATGTAGTTATGTACCAATGCGAAGAAACCAATCATCGCCATGCGACCATTAGTTAACTCTGCATGTGGCCAGTAATCTTGGTCGATGACCTCAATCTGAGGTTCTGCAGCAAACATATTCTGTCTGCCACCATCTTCAGTGGTCACATATCGCTTACTTGAAGCGGTAGATGAAGTCATTGTGTTCTGTTAAGAAACGTAACATAATTATATAGCAAATCTAAAATCTTGTCTAGTCATTTATACTCAGTCCATGACATTTAATATGCATTATTCTCATAAAACTGTTTTAATTCTTTAACAAATTCTTTCTGACCACAATACCCGTGAGCATCTCCATTCATATTATGATGCTCATTAGTATGAAGTACTTCAATAAACAGGAACATCCCAATCATCATCACAGGTAACATAAACAAAGGATGTCCCAATGTATCACAGAAGTCCTTGTAGTAGTCTTCGAATTTCATATGAATTCCCAATAAAAAAGGGAGCATTGCTGCTCCCCTCTAATTATATCACAGACTGAATCAGAATGTGAACTTAGCACCAAGCTTAGCAGTCCAGTCGATTTCGTCATCGCCATTGGAAGCCTCATCAGTAATACCAGCGAGTTCGCCGTATACTCCAAGGTTCTCAGTAGCAGCAACGCTAACGCCAAACTTACCAGAGATTTCAGTCTCGGATCCGTCAGTTCCATCTACAGCAGTAAAGGCAGGGCCAATCTGTGCATAGAAGTCAGCACTGTCGCTGAGTGAACCTTCATATCCAACGTGAAGATCTGTGGTTGCAGAACCATACTCTCCATCAGGATAACCGATATTGCTTTCAACGTTCACATAAGGACCAGCAAAGGCAGCTCCAGCGAAGAGAAAGGGTGATGCAGCGATTGCTGC